GCGCCGGCGGCGATCGCCGAGGCACGCCCAGTCGCGCCGGCGCCCGCCCCTGTTCCGCCGGCGCCGAAGCGTATGGCGACCGGCAAGATTTCGCTGCGCGGGACGCGGAGGGGCGGATGAACCTAGATCCAGATCCCGACATCGTTGAGGTCATTCTGCGCGCGTGCCTGGGCGAGGGCCTGACCCCGGCTGCAGCCCGGGCGATCGAGGAAAAAATTCGCGCCGAGTACGGTGGATTGCGCGTTCGTATCCCGAAGCGCAAGAAGCACCCGACAAGCGAAGCGCGCGACCAGGTGTATTCGGATGGGTTGTCCACGATGACCACAGGCGAGATCACACAGAAGCATGGAATTAGCCGCGCGACGCTTTATCGCGTGATGAAAAACCGCACGGGCTGACGTCTCAATTTGCCCTGTTTTGAGACGTCGCCTAGCAATAGACTCGCAGCCAACATCGGAGGTATCACATGGTCGGAATCACACTAGAGCAAGCCCAGGCGCAGCTCGACAGCTACATGGCTGCGGAAATCGCAGTCCTGTCCAATCAATCGTACAAAATCGGCAACCGCGAGTTCAAGCGCGCGGACTTGGCAGTAATCCAGACTGGCATCACCACCTGGAATGACCGAGTCAAGGGCCTGTTGCGCCAGCAGCTGGGCCGCAGCCGCAGCCGCACTATCGTCGCGCGAGGCTGACATGAGCGCCCCTATCCCAGCAAAGCAGACCCTGCTTGACAAGGCCATCGCCATGGTCGCGCCTAAGTACGCAAAGGAGCGCGCGACCGCTCGCCAGGACATGGCACTCGGCGGCGGCTATACCGGTGCGCGAATCGATCGCGCGGCCCTGAGCCGGTGGCGCGTTGCCGGCGGCTCGGCCAACGCCGATACTATCCGCGACTTGCCCACGTTGAGGGCGCGCAGCCGCGACCAGATGCGCAATGCGCCGCTGGCCCTCGGGGCGTTGAACACTACAGTCAGCCACGTGGTCGGCACTGGCTTGTCCTATACGCCGGCGATATCGGCCGCCTTCTTGGGACTGACCCAGGAGGCGGCCGACGCCTGGTCGACGGATACAAAATTCCGGTTCGAAGCCTGGGCGAAGTCGCTCGATTGCGAACTGGGCCGCAGGCTGAACTTCTACGGCGTCCAGGACCTGGTATTCCGGTCGATGCTTGAGAGCGGCGACAACTTCGTGATCACACCTCGCGTGGCCCGCGCCGGCCGGCCCGCTCGCCTGGCGCTTCAAATCGTGGAGGCCGACCGCGTGTGCAACCCGAACGGCGCGGCGGACACGGAGACGATGGTGGATGGCATCGAGCTGGACGCGGCCACGGGCGAGGCGGTGGCTTGCCACGTCGCCCGCCAGCACCCCGGCGACCCTCGTACCAAGGCCAACGAATGGGACCGCGTTGCAATGCGCGGCGACAGTACCGGCCGGCGCAACGTCCTCCACGTTTTCAAGCCGCTCCGGCCTGGCCAGGTGCGCGGGGTGCCGATGATCGCGCCCATCCTGGAGCCGCTGCGTCAGCTGGCCCAGTGGACGGACAACGAGCTAAACGCCGCGGTGGTTAGCAGCCTGTTCAGCGTGTTTATCAAGATGGACCCGGACGCGTTCGATGATCTTTTCGAGCAGGATGCAAAAGAGGACATCATAGCCAACGCGAGCAAGTGGAGCGGCTCCATGGAATCGGGGCAGGCCATCAATCTGCTACCTGGCGAAAGCATCGAGACCAGCAGCCCGGGGCGCCCTAATCCCGCGTTCGACCCGTTCTGGTGCGCGATCGTGCGCCAGATCGGCATGGCCCTCGACCTCCCGTTCGAAGTTCTCACCATGCATTTCCAGAGCAGCTACAGCGCCGCGCGAGCGGCCTTGTTGATGGCCTGGAAAGCGTTCCGGGCGCGCCGAGACATGCTCTCCACCTACCTGTGCCAGCCCACGTTCGAACTGTGGCTCGCTGACGAGATCGCCGAAGGGCGGATCTCCGCCCCTGGCTTCTTTTCGAACGACCTGGTGCGCGCCGCGTGGTGCGCCGCGATCTGGACGGGCGACGGACCTGGAAGCATCGACCCGGCCAAGGAAGTGACGGCCGCGCGCGATCGCATCGACCTCGGGATCAGCACGAAGGACGCGGAAAGCATCCTGCACGATGGCGTGGGCTGGCAGGACAAGCACACCCAGCGGGTAAAGGAAATCAACGCCGAGAAGCGCGACGACATCTACCTGGCGCCGATGGGGCGGGTGCCCGGCGCGGCAGCGCCGGCCAAGCCGGCAGTGCCCGAGCCGGCCGAAGAGGCCGAGTAGGAGGAATCCTAAGTCGTCTCAAATTGCCCTGTTTTTGAGACATTGCCCTTAGTAAAGTCGAGCCCTCAAATCGGCGAACTAAATACCCGTGGTATCCGAAGCGCCCCCGGCAATTGGGGCGCACCAAACAAAGTCTGCCAATGAAAATCCTTGATGTCTTATCCGGCCCGTGGGCCATAGAACCTGGCAAGCTGCTCGAGCTGCAGGCCATCTATGCAACGCACCTGCGCGGCGAGCAGATCGACATTGCCGCCGTGGAGGCTCGCCTCGGCCGTCCGCTTGCGAACGAGCAGAAGGCGTATGAAATCGTTGATGGCGTGGCAATCATCTCCATCGAGGGTGTCGTCGCGAAAAAGATGAACATGTTCAGCGCGATCTCGGGCGGCGCGAGCAGCCAGATGGCACGCCAAAGCGTCATGGACGCGCGCAGCGACCCCGCCGTCCACAGCATTATTCAGTTCGTGGACAGCCCTGGCGGCACGGTCGACGGCACGCAAACCTACTCCGAGACGGTGTTCGAATCGCGCGGCCAAAAGCCGATCGTGACCCTCGGCAGCGGCACCATCGCCAGCGCTGCCTACTGGTTCGGATCGGCCGCGAGCGCCGTGTATATCGCTGACGGGACCACGTCGGTCGGTTCGATCGGCGTCGTCGTGTCGCACAAGGACATCAGCGGCGCCGAGGCCGCGCGCGGCATCAAGACGACGGAACTGAGCGCCGGAAAATACAAGCGCGTTGCCAGTGAATACGCGCCGCTGTCGGAGGACGGCCGCCAGTCCATCCAGGACCGTCTGGACTACATGTATTCGCTGTTTGTCGGTGACGTCGCAAGGTATCGCGGCGTGAGCACCGAGAAGGTTCTCGCCGACATGGCCGAGGGCCGCGTCTTCACCGGCCAGCAGGCGGTCGACGCCGGCCTGGTCGACGGGATCATGTCCCTCGACGCCCTGATCGTGAAATTGAACCAAGAACGCGGCATGTCTAGCCGCTCCACCACATCGCCACGCGCCACCCCGGCTCGTGCTTTGAATTCGCCAACCACCCCAAAAGGAACAGCCGTGACCAAAGACGAAATTATTGCCCAACACCCCGGCCTGGCCGCCGAACTGCGCGCTGACGGCGCCGCTGCCGAGCGCGAGCGCATCCAGGCAATCGAAGGCCAGTCGATCGCCGGCCACGAAGCCCTGATCGCATCGCTCAAGTTCGACGGCAAGTCGACCGCCGGCGACGCGGCGATGGCTGTGCTGGCGGCGGAAAAGACCGCCCGCGCCGCGCACGCTGCAGCTACCGCGAGCGAAGCTCCGAAGCCGCTGTTGCAGAACGCCACGCCTTCGGTCACTCCATCGGCGACGAGCAAAAAGGACCTGACCAAGGCAGAGGTAGATGCCAAAGCGAAGGAATACATGGCTGCAAACAAGGGCGTCGACTACCTCGCCGCTGTAAAAATCATTCAAGAAGGAGCTTAAATCATGGCCGCATCAAAAATTTCGATCCTCACGATCGGCGTGATGGCGACTGTCGCCATCGCTGACAAGCAAGCCGTTACCGCAGCCGGCGCTGTTGCAGCTGCAGGCGCCAATGCCGTCGGCTTCGCAGAATCGAAGGGCGCCATCGGCGAACGCGTCCCTGTCGCGGTGGTCGGTTCCGCCATCGCGATCGCTGGCGCCGCGATCGCAAACGGCGCGGCCGTCGAAGTCGGCGCTGCCGGCAAGGTGGTCACGAAAGCTGCCGGTGTGGCCATCGGCCGCGCGCTCACGGCCGCTTCGGCGGACGGCCAACAGATCGAAGTACTGATCATCCCTAACTAAATCCAGGAGAATCACCATGGGAATGACCCCAACTGAAGCACGTATCGTCGATCCAATCCTCAGCACTGTCGCCAAGGGCTACCAGAACAATGAAATGGTCGCTTCCGCGCTGTTTCCAACCGTCCAGGTCCCCTCGCGCGGCGGCAAGATCATCTCGTTCGGCAAGGAAGCATTCATGCTGTACGGCTCGCAGCGCGCGCCAGGCGAGAACACCAAGCGCATCCGCTTCGGCTACGCCGGCGATCCGTATGCCCTGATCGACTACTCGCTGGAAGGCGTGGTGCCGATCGAGGTCGACCAGGAGGCCGCAAACGGTCCTGGCATCGATCTCGGCGCCGGCGCCGTGGGCGACGTCAGCGCGATCATGGTTCTGCGCCTGGAAAAGCAGTCCGCCGATATCGCACGCAACGCAGGCAGCTACGGCGTCAACAACAAGATCACCCTCTCGGGCACTGACCAGTGGTCCGACCCGGCCAGCGATCCGATCGATGACGTCGAAGCAGCCAAGGAAGCAGTACGTGCCTCCACCGGCAAGCGCCCGAACACGATGGTCCTCGGCGCGCTGGTATTTGCCAAGCTCAAGAACCACCCGAAAATCATCGAGCGGATCAAGTACACCGGCCGCGATGTTGCAACGGTGGAACTGCTCGCTTCGCTGTTCGGCCTGCAGCGCGTCGTTGTCGGCGACGCCATCTTTTCGAACGACGACGGAACCGCGTTCACCGATGTATGGGGCCGCGATGTCGTGATCGCGTACACCAACCTGGCGCCAGTCCAGTCCGGTGGCCTGCCGAGCTACGGCTACACCTACCAGCTCAACGGCTACCCGCTGGTGGAAGAGTCGTATTACGACCGCAGCGCGAAGTCGTGGATCTACCCGGTAACGCGTGCCGAGGCGCCGGTCATGGCTTCGTCGTCGGCCGGCTTCCTGATCCAGAACGCGGTATCTCTGTAATGGAGATCAAGCTCACCCAGCCAACGCGGCATAACGGCAAGCGTTACCAGGTAGGCGAAACGCTGACGGTTTCCAGCCGTGCGGCGGCCGGCCTGGTCGCCGCCGGTGCCGGCGTGCCGTTCGTTGATGAACGGGACCTCGATGCCGAGGCTGCAGCGGCCGCCCAGGCGCAAGCCGAAGCGGAAGCAGCAGCCCAGGCCCAGGCCGAAGCGGAAGCAGCTGCAGCAGCCCAGGCCGAGGCCGAAGCGGAAGCAGCTGCAGCAGCCCAGGCCGAGGCCGAAGCGGAAGCAGCTGCAGCAGCCCAGGCCCAGGCCGAAGCGGAAGCAGCTGCAGCAGCCCAGGCGCAAGCCGAAGCGGAAGCAGCCGCAGCAGCCCAGGCGCAAGCCGAAGCGGAAGCAGCCGCAGCAGCCCAGGCGCAAGCCGACGCCGACGCAGCAGCTGCTGCGAAGTCGAAAAAGAAATCCTAAACCGGGCCGCCCATGTTTGTCGAAGACCTCACAGCATTTTTTAACACCGCCGAGTTCGCTGATCTGGCGGTGCTCGCCGGCGTTGAAGTGCCCGGGATCTTCGACAAGCAGTACCTGGTCGAAGGCGCCGGCATGGGCTTTGCAGCAACCAGGCCCGCGCTCACCCTGCCAACGGCCAGCGTGCCACCAAACCCGGCCGGTCTGCCCCTGGTTGTGAACGAGACGAGCTATACCGTCGTCGGAATCGATCCTGACGGCTCAGATCGGGCCGTCACGGTCCTTTTGCTGGAATTGGCGTCATGAGTCTGTCTTCCTTCGCAAACATCACCACGGCCCTCATAGGGCTGCTGTCAATGGACCCGCCCGTATCGGCGCAGATTTTCCGTGCGCGCGATCGCCAACTGGCCGAGCAGTTCGAAACCGCCATCAATGTGCAATTTGACGGCGCGGTGCCGGTCAACAACGGCTTTAGCCAGGCGCCCGTCGACTGGGAGTCGCGCTACACGATCGAGTGCTACGCGCGCACAACAACAGGCAGCGCCGACCTGGCGGTTGACCCACTGCTCAGCGAAGTATTCAAGCGAATCGCCGCTGACGTCACCCTGGGCGACCTGGTGATGGATATCGGTTATCCACTCATCGAGGCCGAGTACACGTCCGAGCAAGTAAAAACCGGTTGGGTCCGGATGACCTACCCAGTGCGCCATCGCACATCAAACCTCACCTTGGAACCGCAATGACAAAAACCATCAAGGGTCCGGCTCCGGCCGAGCCAAAGCCAATCCCCAACCCTCCGGCCGGCGGCAGCTGGAAGTGGAGCGAAGAGGCCCAGGACTGGGTTGCCAACGACCCGCCAGCCGCCCCGGAAGTTAAACCAGAAGACAAACCGCAGGAGTAAGAGATGACCCGTAAAATCCGCAACTGTGTGATCCTCGCGAAGCGCGAGACCACCCCTGGCGTCGACGCCGCCCCAAGCGGCGCCGCCAACGCCATCCTGATCGCAGAGATGTCGATCGACCCGTTGGTGGCCGATAACATCGAACGCAAGAACATTCGCGGCTCGTTTGGCGCCAGCGCTGAGCTGGTCGGTACCGCCAACGTCAAGGTGAGCATTACCGTCGAGCTGGCCGGCTCGGGAAGCGCTGCGACCGCTCCGCAGTGGGGCCAGCTCCTGCTGGGTTGTGCGATGGCCGAAGGCTTGCTCACCACCCCGGACCGCGTCGAATACACCCCCGTATCCCTCGGCCTGCAGACGCTGACGATCTACTACTACGACGACGGCGTGCTGCACAAGCTGCTCGGCGCGCAGGGTGACTGCACCCTCATGGCGAAAGTTGGCGAAATTCCGAAGCTTCAGTTCGACATTACCGGCGTCGACGGCACCGCGACAGCCACCCCGAACGTCACCGCGGACTACACCGCGTGGAAGCCGCCAGTGGCCATGACGAAGGCGAACGTAGTCGATATCGCTTTCGGCGCCACGTACGCAGCCGGCGCCTTCGCCGGTGGCGTTTCCTACCCAAGTAACGGCCTGGAAATCAAGTTCGGCAACGAAGTGAACTTCAATGCCAACTTGACGAACGAATCGATCGACGTTACGGACCGCTCGATGTCCGGCTCCGTCGAGCTGCAGCTGGACGCCGCGCAGGAAGTTGCGATGCTCAACAAGGTCAAGATCAACGAGCTGCAAAGCCTGGCGTTCCAGATCGGCCTGGCCAGCGGCAAGCGCATCCTGATCCATGCGCCATCGGTCCAGCTGAACAACCCGAAGAAAATCGACGTCAAGGGTGTCCGCTACTGCGGCTACGACGCGCGGTTCCTGCCCGTCAACGGCAACGACGAGCTGCGCCTGGCCTGCACCTAAGCCGGTTCAGTGACGCAAAGCAGTGCAGACGTCTGCACTGCTCCCATTTCAACGCACCACCCCACTCTCAGGAAAATCATGAAACTTGGCATCTCCAACAAAGTCCGCGTTCCCCTCAAATTCAAGATGCAAGACGGCGCCAACGTGCGCCAGTTCAATTTCACACTTGAATGCGACCGCCTGTCGACCGACGAGTTCCAGAAGCGCAACCAGGACGATAACGGCGTGGTCTCCAACGAGAAGATCAAAGAAAACATGCTGGGCATTACCACTGGTTGGTCCGGCCAGCAACTGGTGCTGGACGACGATGGCCAGCCGGCAGCGTTCTCCCAGGAAGCGCTGGAATTCATGTTCGGTGTTGCCGGCGTGCTCGACGTGGCCGTGACCTCGTACATGAAAGAAAGCACCGCCACCGTAAAAAACTGATCGACGCCGCGCGCCTTCGGGCGCGTGGCGACCTCCGGATACCTTCGGAGGAAGAGCAGGAGCCGGCAGACAGCGTTAGCGATTCGCTGTCCATGTTCGGTCTCCGGCTGGAGGGTAGCTTGCCGGTCGAAGAGGAATTCTTCCTCTGGCCGGAAAACGAGCCGGTATGGGATTTGTGGCTGTGGGTGCAGACCCAGTGGCGCTCCGATGGTGGCACCCGGACGGGTTTGGATTACCAGGGCGTCCAGATTGCCATCAACAATCGCCCCATCCCCAAGAAGGACAAGCCAGGATATTTTCGCGCGCTGCAGGCAATGGAATGTGCGGCGCTCGATGAGTGGTTCAATCAACGATAGGCGGAAACATGGGCTTTAGCTCCTCACCTGGTGCAATTATTCGGATCGGCGTGGATGGCGCCGCCGAATCAAACCGCGAGATCGACACGGTCACGCGCAACATGAATAACCTGGCCTCGACGGTCCAGAACGCCATGCGCAACCTGGCCGGCGCGATCGGTCTCGGCGCAGGAATCTCCGGCATCGTTCAACTGTCGGACGAATACGCAAAATTTACAGCCCAGCTGAAGCTGGCCACGCGCTCGCAGAGTGAGTACCTTGTCGGCTACCGCGACGTAAAGGCGATCGCCAATGCAGCCAACCAAGGACTGATGGAGACCGGCGTACTGTACGCGCGGATCGCAAACGGCACACGCGAACTCGGAACGAGCCAGAAGCAAGTGGCCGCTATTACCGAGACCGTCAACCTAGCACTGAAGGTTTCCGGCGCTACGGCGTCCGAAGCCGCGTCGGCGCAACTGCAGCTTTCGCAAGCCTTTGCTTCCGGCACCCTGCGGGGCGAAGAATTCAACGCGGTCAACGAAGCGGCTCCGAGGCTCATGCTTGCCCTGGCGGAGGGCATGGGTATGCCCGTGGGCGCGCTGAAGGCCATGGCGGAGGAAGGAAAAATTACTTCCCAGATCATGGCGGTGGCTTTGCCCACCGCGCTGGAAAAGCTGCGCGAGGAAGCGAAGCAAGTCCAGACGATCTCCGGCGCCTTTACTGTCCTCAAGAACAACGTGATGGAGTTCGTCGGCATGCAGTCGCAAGCAAGCGGCGCCGTTGCCACGTTCACTAGCGCGATCGGCTTCCTTTCGTCCAATCTCGCCCTGATTGCAGGAGCGGTGGCCACGCTTACCACGGCCAAGCTGGCGACATGGCTTACATCCATGATCGGCGGATCACTGGCGGCCGCATCCGCCAACCGGGCACTTGCCGCATCCAACCTTGCTGCGGCTGTTACCAGCACCCAGGCCGCAGCCCAAGCCTCGGCAGCCAAACTGGCCGAGGCGCAAGCCAACGTACGTGCGACGGCATCGGCTGCCGCGCTCGCTGCCGCCCGGGTCGCCGAGCTGCGCGCCTCGGTACTGGCTGCCGAAGGCGCCGTAGCCCTGGCCATTGCGACCAACGGGCTGATTCCAGCTCAGGCCCGCGCGATCGCGCTCGCCGAAGCAAACGCGGTCGCCCTCTCGGCGCAAGCTGTTGCAGCCGGCAACGCCACCAAAGCCGCCGTCGCGTCCACGGGCGCGCTCGCGGCCCAGGCTGCTGCCGGCGGGCTGGCGGCCCGCTCCATGGGCCTGCTGCGTGGCGCGATTGCCTTTCTTGGCGGCCCGATCGGCGCAATCATCACGCTGCTCGGCATTGCGGTCACCGCGTGGTCGGTTTGGGGCCAGAAGGCAAAGGAGAGCACCGCAGCGGTTGCCGAGAGCTACGAGGACGCCCACAAGCGGATCGTCAAGGTGCTAGACGAACAGATCACGAAGAACGAGCGCCTGATCCAGCTTAAGAACCTGGGAATGTCGAAGCCGGCAATCGATCGGGATCTCCCCGCGATCGAACAACTGGCGGCAGCGTCAAAGCGGCTCAACGATATCAATACTCGCTCGGGCGAATTCAAGGGAATCAACAACACCGAAGCGTATTTTGCACAGGCCGGTGTAATGAATGACATCGTCGTCCTGTCCGAAAAGATGAAGAAGAATCAGGACACCACACGCGCTGCGGAGGCGATGACGATCAAGGAACGCGTGTCCGGCTTGATGAAGGAGCACGCGACCAAGCAAGAGCAGATGCAGGCGGAGCTGAAAGGGATTGAAGACCTCAAGGGGAAGACCGCAGAGTATGACGTGCTGGTGGCCCGCATCAAGTTGAAATATGCCGACAAGGGCGGCGCAGCTGCCGCCAAGCAGGAGGCAACGGCCTACCAGAACCTGATCACCTCCGTCCAGGAGAGGATCGCGGCCGGCAGCCTTGAGCTGATGGGCTACGACAAGATGACCGAAGCGCAGAAGATGACGGTCAAGCTCGACGCGGCGATCGCAACGGGCAAGAGCAAGCTGAGCGGGGAGCACATCAAGGAGGCTCGTGCGCAGATCGCAATCGTCGCCGCCCAGGATGCGCAGATACTCTCAACCAAGAACGTGAAGGACGGGGTCCAGGAGCTGGCCGACGAGCGCAACTCGGCCTATGAGTCCGCAATGTCCGAGGTGCGGGCAAACGAGGACCTGGTCGCGCAGTACGGCATGACCAAGCTGCAAATTGAACAGCTCACCCTGGCCCGCCTCGAGGACCAGCTGGCGCAGCGCGCTGCGCTCGAGCTTGATGACAAAGCGGTGGCCCAGCTGGAGCGCATGATCGCGGCCAAAAAACGCAACTTGGTAGCAGTGGGCAAGCTGGACGGCCTGGAGCGCGGGTCGGACGTTGCGAAGGCCAAGGAACTGCTCGACGTGATGACGGCCGTTGACGAGGTTACGAAAGAGGCCGCGTCCAGCATGGCGGCATCCTTCGGTCGCGTAGGTTCTGCAATCGGCAACCTTACCACGGCACTGACCGGCTACGGCCGCGCCCAGGCGGCAATCGCTGCCCAGCTCGCAACCGAGAAGCGCGACGCGAAGAACGACCCGGTCAAGTTGAAGGCGGCCGAAACGAAAGCGTCGCAAGCTGCCGCCACGGCGCAGATACGCCAGTACGGCGACATGGCGTCGGCGGCCAAAGGATTTTTCAAGGAGAACTCCACCGGCTACAAGGTGATGCAGGGGGCCGAGAAAGCATTCCGTGCGTACGAGATGGCAATGGCACTGCAGTCGATGGTCAAGAAGATTTTTTTCAAGGAGTCCGAGGTCGCGGCAAACGTCGCGCTGAACGGCACCAAGCTGGCCGGCGAGGCCACGACGACGGCGGCGTCGACGGGGCTGGCGGCCACGGAGGCAAGCGCCTGGGGCATTACCGCAGTGGTCAAGGCGCTGGCGTCCCTGCCATTCCCGGCCAACCTCGCGGCGGGCGCGGCAACGCTGGCGGCCGTGGTCGCGATCGGCGCCAAGATGCTGGGCGGGATCGGCGGCGGCAGCGTCAGCCTGTCAGAGCAGCGTCAGGCAACGCAGGGCACGGGTTCGGTGCTAGGCGACCCGAATGCCAAATCGGAATCGCTCTCGCGGTCCTTGGAGCTGCTCAGTGCGAACTCCAGCATCGAGCTGAACTACACGCGCGGCATGCTGTCGGCTCTGCGTAACATCGAGACATCGATGGGCGGGCTGAGCAATTTGCTGTTCCAGGGCGGCAAGCTGAGCACTTCCATTCCGGAGCAGGATCTCGGCTCGACCAACAAGATCATCGGAAAGGTGCTCAACGCGGTCGGCGGCGGCGTCATCGGCGTGCTCTTTGACAAGCTCCTGGGCGGCAAGATCAGCAAGGGTTTGGCGAAGGTATCGAATGCTGTGTTCGGCGGCAAGGTGACCACGCTCGATACCGGTATCACCGCCGACAAGGCATCTCTCGGCAGCATCATGAGCGGCGGCATCCGCTCCAACCAGTACGTCGACACCAAGAAGGACGGCGGGCTTTTCCATAGCGACAAGAACAGGACGTCGCTTACCGGCTTGGGCGCCGAGGCGAACCAGCAAATCACCCAGATCATTGCCGACATGTCCGAGGGCATCAAGCAAGGGGCGGGTGTGCTGGGCGTCGGTGGTGATCTGTTCAACCAGCGTCTTTCCACCTTTGTGGTCGATATCGGAAAAATCAGCCTCAAGGGTCTCAGCGCCGAGCAAGTGCAGAAGGAGCTGGCGGCCGTCTTTTCGAAGGTTGGCGATGACATGGCTCGCTTTGGTGTTGCCGGCCTGTCGCAGTTCCAGCAGGTGGGCGAGGGCTACTTCCAGACCCTGATTCGCATCGCTTCGAATTACGCCAACCTGGACGGCACGCTGCAAAGCATCGGCATGACGTTTGGCGCCACGGGCCTGGCCAGCATCGCTGCGCGCGAGGACCTGATCAGCATGGCCGGCGGGATCTCCGACCTGGCCGGCAAGGCGTCGTCGTTCGCCGACAATTTCTTGACCGAAGGCGAGCGCCTGGCGCCTGTGGTCAAGTACGTGACCGATCAGATGGCGGCGATGGGCCTGGCCCACATCGACACCCGTGAAAAGTTCAAGGACCACGTCCTCTCGCTGAACCTGGTCAACGAGGCGGAGCGGCAGCAGTTCAGCGCCTTGATGGACCTGGAGGCGGCGTTTGCGAAGACCCACGCCACCACCGAGGACCTGACAATGTCCGAGCAGGCCATCGCGGACCAGCGGAAGAGCCTGCAGGACCAGCTGGACGAACTGACGATGACCAGCGCCCAGCTGCGCGCGAAGGAACGCGCCACGATCGACGCGAGCAACCTGGCGTTGTTCGACCAGGTGGTGCGTCAACGTGATTTGAAGGAGGCTACGGAAAAGGCCAACGACGCGCTCAAGTCGACCATCGAGCGCCTCGGCGCCACGAAGGCGAGCACGCTGGCCTACCGCGATTCCCTGCTGCTCGGCAGCCTGTCCACATTGACGCCAATGCAGAAATATCTGGAAACGCAGCGCCAGTATTCGGAGGCGCTGACGAAGGCGAACGCAGCCCCGGCGGACGCTGCAGCCCAGTCCGCGGTGCAGAGCGCGGCCACCGCATTCCTCTCGGCCAGCCAGGTCATCAACGCATCGAGCGCGGCATACATCAACGACAAGTCGAAGATCCTGGGCGACATGACGACGTTGGCGACGATCGCCGGCGCCCAAATGACCGACGCCCAGCTGCAGCTCTCGCGCCTGGACGCGCAGGTGAACGGGATCTCGACCCTGAACACCACGGCTCTGGCAATCGAGCAAGCGATCCTCAACCAGGGCGCGGTGGCGCCCGTGTTCGACGCGCAGAGGTATGGCGCAGGGTCTAGCGCCGGCGTCGACACACTGGCCGGCGCACTCCGGGAGCTGCGCGCAGAAAACGCGGAGACGCTCAAGGTGCAGGCCGAATTGCTGGCCGAGCTTAAGCGCCTGCGCGCCGATGCGGCCCGCCACGCCACGGACGCCATGGGAGTGGCAGAAGAAGTCGGCGGTGAGATCGCCGACAGCATTACGAGCGCCTTTGACCAGGCCGCTTACGCAGCAAAAAAACCTACCCGAGTCCCCACTCGGTGACCAGCAACGCTAACAGAAAGCACTGCACATGAATTTCGCCGACTTAGTAGAAGAAACAACCACAGTCACCTCCACCGCTGCGATCGCCCTGCTGGGGGCGTCCGCCGGATACCGCACGTTCGCTCTTGAGTACGCGCTGAACACGGCCGATATTCCCGTTTGCGTGAAAGACGCTGCCGGCAATTACGAGATCGGGCTGTATACGCTCTCCGCTGCGCAGGTACTGACTCGCAACGCGATCACCAAGAGTTCGAATGCGAACAATGCCGTCGCCTTTGGTGCGGGCACGAAGACGGTCGGCGTAGTCCTGTCGGCAGGGCAGATCGGGAAGCTCCACGCCACTGACGCAACGGAGGTAACGACAATCGCCGATGCGGCCGCAGCCTACCTGGCCGTGACGATTGGCGGGGTCGCCCGCAAGATCTCGGCGGCCAACTTCCTGACCACACTAGGACAGACGATCGCCCAGCTCGACCCGGCCGGCGCGATCGTGGGCACGGATCGATTGCCGATCAGCCAGTCAGGCGTGGAAAAGTACGGGACCATGACGGCGATCGCGGCCGCCGTCGCATCGCTGTTGGGTTTGACGGACAACACGGCGCCCAACGTCAGCTCGGCGGTGGTGTCGAACGCGGCCCCCACGGTGGTTGTGTTGCAGATGTCGGAAACGCTAAACGCCGGTTTCATTCCGGCCGCCAGCGCGTTCACCGTGAGTGGCCATACTGTGTCGAGCGTTGCCATCGCCGGCTCCACCATCAGCCTGACCTGCTCGGCTGCCTTCATCTACGGGGAGACGCCGCGTACCGTGGCGTACACCCAGCCAGGCACGAACAACGCTCGCGACAGCGCTGGCAATCTGCTCGCCAACTTCGCAGGGACTGCGATTACCAACAACGTGGCCAGCGCCGATGTGACCGCACCAACGTTCGTCAGCGCCGCCATTGCGAACGCATCGCCAACGGTGATCGATATCACCATGAGCGAGGCCCTGGCGGCGAGTGTGCCCGCGTCGACGGCATTCGCGGCGAGCGGCAAGACGATCACGGGAGTGTCGGTCGCAGGGTCGGTGATTTCCGTTACCGTAAGCGTGGCCTATGCTTTTGGCGATACGCCGACGATCACCTACACGCAGCCTGGCGCGAACCGAATCCAGGATGCAGCTGGTAATCCATCGGCGAGTTTCGGGCCGTCGACGGTGACCAACAACATCGGCGCGACCGACACTGTGCCCCCGAGCTTTGTTAGCGCCCAGGTGGCGAACGCTGCGCCGACTCAGATCGTGATCACGATGAGCGAGACGCTCGGCGCCTTCACGCCGGCCGCAGCGGCGTTCACGCTGTCCGGCGGCAAGACCTGCACCAACGTCGCCCGATCGGGCGCCACCTTGACCCTGACCGCGTCGGCCGCCTACGCGTATGGCGACGTGATCACGGCCTCCTACGTCAAGCCTGGCACCAACCAACTCCGCGACGTTGCGAACAATGAAACAGCATCGTTCGGCCCGGTCGCAGTCACCAACAATATCGCGAGCACCGCCCCTGCTGCAGCAGTGACGTCGCTCGCTGCTGGTGCGAAAGCCGATACCACGATCGAGCTGACGTGGGTAAATGCAACTGGCGGCACGGGATGGACGGTCAAGCAGCGCACGACCGCCGGCGGCGGCGCCTATACAACGTCGACCTTGTCGGTCGCAGCAACGGCGACCGGTTGCACCGTTTCGGGCCTTGCGGCGAATACGGCATACGATTTCGAGGTTACCGTCTTCAACGGCGGGGGCAACGGTCCAGCTGCTACGCTCGGCAATATCTCGACCACTGCAGCATTGGTCGCATGGACCAACTCCGCGTACAGCGGGACGTCCTTCAAAGCGACGGCCGATGGTACAACCGCGTCGTCCGTCCAGGGCACCCTCAAGGGATATCTCGCAGCGAAGTGGCTGAACGGCGGGACCTATTGGGCAACGACGCCAAAGCCTGCTACGTGTAAAGGCGGTTGGGGTACGTCGGCAACAGTCCCCCCGGCTGAGATTACGATCGGTCAAAACCAAGCCGGCAGTGCTCCGGTCAACGGCATGCAGCCGCTCGGCGCCGCGACGGGCAATAACTGGAATATCGAACTGTACTGCTGGCTCACCGGCGGCTCGGGCTCCACCACGATGTACTACTGGATGAAGCCGGTTGATGGGGCTGCGCAATGCCTCACCCCGAGCGGTGTCATCTTCACCAACGTGTAAGGGCGCGCATGAAAATTCGAATTACTTCGACGCCCCGGCTGCGGCTGCGCGCCGGTAAGGTTGGCCTGGTGGGCGAGTTCGGTGGAACGGCTGCTGACAGCGTCACCTTGATCGATTTCGCCCTGGACTATCAGGGCTTTCAGCATGTGAGCGGAAGCAAGAATATCCCTGTTTCAGTGAACTACACCGGATCGCCCAGCCTGATCGAGGTGCGTGCTGTCAACGACGAGACCGGGATCGCGGTCACGCCCTGGACCACACTCGCGGCCAACCCTTCGGGCGGCCTGGCAAGTGGGTTCCTCAACGTCGCTGCGGCGTTGCGGTTCTGCCGCCTCGAGGCGCGCTGCGGAGTCAACACCGCGCTCGTTTCAAGCGGCACGAAGCGCTTCGGCGTCGGGATCTTTGTTATCCAGTGGGGCCAGTCGAACATGGCCAACAGGACCTCTGCCAACGGCCCTCGATATCCGCTGTCTAGCAAGTACGTCCGCGAGTTCTCTACTGCCGGCGTATTCCGCAGGTTCGGCAACATTAACGACACCTACCCTCCGAACACGCTGTACGGAACGTACTCGTCATACACGGGTTCCGGTGGCTCTGTTGGTGATGGCGACGTCATGTTCGCTAACCTCTTAGCTGCCGCGCTGCAGATGCCCGTGTTCCTGATCAACCGTGCGGTCGGCGGCTCGGAGATATCGTCGTGGATCGAGGATAACAATGCCGGCGTCGACAACAACTGGGACAAGCTTCGCAAAGCAATCATTGCCGCGACCGGCGGGGACTTCGAACTGGCGATCGGCCAGATCGGCGAGACAGACGCAAATTCGAAGACGCAGGCTTACATGGAGACGAACTTTGCAGCAGTCCACGCCAACATGAAAACCCTTTCCGGTCGCAACAACAGCAACTTCAAGTTCGGCTTGTGCTCGCTCGGCCAGGGCAGCTACCTGACTTCGGTCGAGGGCGACTTCGGAAGGATGCGCCTGGCCGTCCAAGCTTATTGCAACAATACCGGCGCGTACCTGGCGACGAGCTATCACGACACGCTTACCTCGGACACCGTCCACATCCTTGGCGAGGGCTTCGGGCGCGGCCAGCCACGGGAGGCCAAGTCCTTCCTGGCCACGCAGGGCATCGGCACGTCGGGCGCCGGGCCGCGTATCGTCAGTGCGCTTCGGTCCGGGCTTGATGTGGTATTCACCGTCGTACACGCCGGCGGCACCAATTTGACCGATGGCGCCGGCGGCACCGGGGCGGCCCTTACGGGGTTCCAGTTCTATGACGAGGGTGCTGCCAGGGCGGCGATCGCTTACACGGCTACGGCGATCCTCAGTCCTACGAGCATTCGCGTCACCTTGGCATCGCTGCCGGCCGGAGTATTGAAGGCCCGCTATGGAATCATGAATGTGCCCCACGGGACCAACAACAACCCGCAAACCTTCGTGGCGGCGTCGTGCGTCTACGACAATGCTTTGCCGTTCAACAGCACAGTCGGCTGCCCGATGCAGGTGTGCGCTGAACTCACCGTGAACTGAGGCGGGCCATGATTGGACAATCAATTTCTAGCGCGCCCATCAGTGGCGCCCGTGCAGTATCAGGTCCCGCACTACCGGACGACGGCACGCTCAATCACATTCGCTACAACCTGGTCACACACGATGTCGAACAGCACGTCAACCTGGTCAACCTTCGCTACGCTCTGTTTGCGCAGCTGTCGCCGTCGAATTTTGGCGCACCCGTCGCAAAAGGGACAATCCCTCTCATCAGCGGCCCGGCCCAGCTGGACATCGCGGTGTCTGCAGCGGCTGTGCCGATCGGGTGGTACATGCTGATTCTGTCGGACGCCGATAACACCACCACCGTGGCCGTGCCTGTGTTGGTGGCCAAATGACGAACATCGTATTTGACAGCCCGCGCGCTCCAGGCGGCGGCATCGTGTTTGATGTTCCAACGGCCGAACCCCTAGCGCCGTCGACGGGCGATGGCGGCGTCATCAGCGACGCCGCATTCAACGACTGGCTGAGCAGCGACGAGGCGATCACCAACGTGCTGGTGGAAACCTTCGCCCTGGTGAACGGCGTCCGCACCAGGTTCCAGTGGTCAACGCTGGGCTATACCACCGAAGGGGTGGCGAACCCGGTCTACTACCCGCCCGATATATCGCTAAGCGTCCCGTTCCGCGAGGCCCTGTCGCTGCAGGGTCCTGCGACGCTGTCCGCCGGCGATATCGAGATCGACAACACGAATGGCGTTAACGAGTCGCTTGCCGCCCACATTTGGGCGGACGAGCTGCAGTGCTGGGTGGGCGACGTACGCTGGTCGCGCCTGGACTACCGCCCGATCCTGATCGGGCATACGGTTGGCCTGGAGCGCAAGGGCACTTCGTTTGCGTTGCTGCTGCGAGACATGATGGAGGGCCTGAACTACCCGATGAGCGAGAAGAAATTCGGTGGTAACGGCGTCACCGCGGACACGTTGGTTCCGCTTAGTTTCGGCGAGTCCTGCAACGCGAGCGGCGCCTGGGAGGACCCGGCCGGGCTGGTGCGCCGTTGGCACGACGGCCCCATCGAGGGCATCGTTGAGGTGCGCGCCAACATGCTGCCGATAACCGAGCAGCTGACGGTCGACAACGCCACTGGCAAGGGTGTGCTGCTGGTGAACAACGAGAACGCTACGATCACCGCGACCGTGCAGGGCGACAAATTCGGAGGTGTATTTCGGAAGACCATCGCGAGCCTCGTGATGCGCTTCATCACCGGGTATGGAAAGGACATCGGCCGGTACAACTCGTCCAATATCGACGTCGCAAACTTCGCTGATTTCGACGCGGCGAACCAGCAGGCTGTCGGCCTGCACGTGCTCGACCGGCTCAACGTGATCGACGCCTGCGCGCTCCTGGCCAGCAGCGTTGGCGCCCAGCTCGCGCCGGCACTGGAGGGCAAGCTGCAGCTGATCCAGATCGCGATCCCTGCAGCGGGCGCCGCCAGGGTCATCACGGCGTCGCACATGTTGGTCGACAGCCTGCGGCACGTCGAGCGCATCGAGCCGGTGGCGGCCGTGCAGCTTGGCTACTGCAAGGTATGGACCGTGCAGAAGGGGCTGAGCAGCAACATCCCGGCGGAGCACCGAGTCCTGTTCGAAAGCGAATGGCCGCTCACGGTGACGCGCGTCAGCGCAGCCATCAAGAAGGCGTACAGGATCGATGGCGAGCCGGCCGTGATGAAGCCCACCATGTTCCTCAATCGCGCGGACGCCGTGGCCGAGGCCGACCGGCTCGTCGCGCTGTGGGGGCCGGGCCGAGACATCTACGAATTCGAAGGCGTGCCGGAACTACTGCAGATCAAGAAAGGGCAACGGATCATTGTGTACCACGAACTGGATGGGATGGAGGCAGGCGTCGAGGCGCAAGTGCTTGAGGTCGAGCGCAACTGGATTACGCGTGAAGTGAAAGTGAGGTTCCTTAAATGATTCCAGTTCTTAACGATATCGACAAGCTGCTGCAGGCGGCACCATCGCGCTACGGCCAGGCGATCGAGCGCGCGCTCAACCTGACCGCGAGCGCTCGCTCGTTCGATGTGGCGCTCGACGCCACCGTCACCCCGGCTGCGATCGTGTTCATCGCGTCAGGCCCCGGCATGACAGGGCCGGTTCAGTTCACCACCGACAACGGCACAGAGCTTACTGTCGCCGGCAACGTGGCCACCCTGACGCCTGCAGGTCTCGTCGGCAGCGGCGTGACCGTTACCGCATCCATGACGGTCGAGGGGCAGCCATACGTGGCGCGGCAAACGGTCGCGCGCGTGCTGGCGTTCGACTCATCGCCTCCGCCGGCGCCAGTCGGGCTGGCCACGGCTGGAACGCTGGCCACCATCCAGTTGACCTGGTCGGCTACCAACAACGTGAACGTCGGCAAAGTGGAGATTTGGCGATCGTTGACCGACGACCTCGGCGCGGCCGTTGCGGTGGGCGCCACGGCGGGCCTGGCGCGCTCCTACGCCGACAACATCGGCGCGGCCGGCTCATTTTTCTACTGGATTCGCTACATCTCAAAGGCGAACGTCGCCGGGCCATTTAACTCCGTGGCCGGCACAAGCGGAACGGCCGGCACTGACGGCGCGCACATCCTACAGCTGCTCACGAACAGGATTACCAAGTCGCAGCTGCTGGCGGATCTCCGGGCGGAAATTGAACTGTTGACGGCTTCGGAGGGCACGCCTGGCAGTGTCAACGCGCGCATCAAGACGGAGACCGACGCCCGTGTCAATGCGCTGATCGGCGAAGTCACGGCCCGCGAGACGTACGTCAAGCAATACACGTATAGCAAGGCTGAGACTAACGAATCGCAGTCGCTGCTGGCATCGGACATCACGGCGAACTACCGCGCCTACGCGAACGCCGCTCGCGACGTGGCGATCTCGGCAGCGGCCGCTGACATTCGCAACTATAGCTACAGCCAGGCGGGCACCAACAGCGCGATCGCGGCAATGGCGTCGACCCTGCGGTCAGAGTTCGCGGCGGCCGGCAACGCGAGCGAATCCTATGTGCAAAACTACACGTACAGCAAGAGCGCGTTCGACAGTGCCCAGGCCGGCCAGACCAGCAGCATCACGGCGGCCTACAAGACCTACGCGGACGGCGCGCGCGACCAGGCTGTCACCACGGCGGCCGCCGATGTCCGCAACTACAGCTACAGCCAGGCCGGGACCAACAGCGCGATCGCATCCATGGCGACAACCCTGCGAGCGGAGTTTGCCTCTGGCAGCGGCGCTAGCGAAGCCTACGTGCAGAGCTACGCATACAGCAAGGCGACCGTAGACAGCGCCATTGCCCAGTCGACGTCGCAGCTGACCTCAACGGTCGGAGGCCACACCACCACGCTACAAACCCAAGGCTCGTCGATTGACGGGTTGCGTGGACAGTTCACCGTCAAGATCGACAGCAACGGCTACGTGACCGGCTACGGGCTGGCCAGTGGCGCGGTCAATGGCGTGCCGACATCGTCGTTCATCGTCAATGCCGCAAACTTCGCGGTAGCTGCGCCAGGCGTGGTTCCGAAAGTTATGTTTTCTGTCGGCCAGATCAATGGCCAGACCGCTGTCGGTATCGGTGGAGTTGCCGTACTAGACGACGCGATCACGGCCCGCGCGCTCGACGTGCAGCAGCTTTCGGCTATCACGGGCGTCATCGGCACCCTGCGCACGGCGACCACAGGCGCGCGTACGGAGATTCACGACAACGTTCTCAAAATGTTCAACGCGAGTAACCTGCGCGTCCTGCAGCTGGGGGACCTTACGCTATGACCTATGGCTTCCGAACATGGAAGGCGGACGGAACGCCTATGCTCACCCTGGACGGTTCGGGCGGCGTCTACATAGGATTCATCCAACACGACCCGAATGCCGGCGGTTCGAATCAATATGTTTTTACGAACATCGGCGATTTGCAGCTGCGCGTCGTGCAGGCGAACGGGAATCGGAACTATTGGCGGTTAGGCACGGTCGGCGGCTACCCAGCAATAATTATCGAGGAATATGAGTCGACAACACATTATGATTACGGCGGGACATTGGACCTGTGGGTCTTTGGAGTTTGAATGGCATTCGGTCTAAAAATTAATACGACAAATGGGGAGCGTTTGCTGGATAACCAGTTCATGCTGCCCGAGTTCGTGGGTAAGGTTTATATAAACCCCACCCCCAGCTACGACTACATTTCCACAAACAGTCATAACAACGCGGCGGGAGTTTATCGGACCAGGAATTACGACTTTGCGGCCGGGCAGGGTATCGAGGCGCTGGCCGGTCCGCTGGCCGGAAGAAACTTTATGATTTTCTGGAAGTATCCGGATACCGGTGCGGCCGACCTTTGGTGGAACACGTACTACTTTGGAGCGATGAATTTGTTTTCCAAGAATGCATCGCCGCCAAGCCTCCCGATCGGATACGTTTTTGCGGTAGGCCACGCCGTGGCGAGTAATGCCCAGTTCGGAATGCGCTACTGGAACGATGCCGGCACGCTCATGTTCGATAGCGGCAACCGCCAGCTGCAGCCGTACTCTGTGGCGACCGGGATGAATTTCGATATGACCACCATCAACACCGTGCAGCCCCCGATGCCGGCGGCTCCCGGATTTTTGCAGCCGGTTTGCTATTTCATTTCGGATGTTCGGCAGGCTTCCAGCGATGAATACCCGAATAGTGGCCAGTTCAATTACATGTATGCGAACGGAGGCATCCGGCGTAATGGGCCTTACATTCAGTCCTTTATGCCAATGACAGAGAAATACGATTACAGCGGCGTGTCGGAGCCAAATAACTGGAGCGACAACGCGTTTTTCGGCTCAACCACAGGGCTAGTAATGCCCATAATCGACTGCTCTATTTACGACTGACCATGATAAATAAAAATATTGTTACACCCAACCTGGTAGCCGCGGCATTTCACCGGGTATCAGAAATTCAAGCAGTGCCACCATTTGCCTATGCTCGGGTAAGCGTTGTCAGCTACACCGACGAAGCCGCATATTTGGCGGGCGCCGGCCTGGTGTATGTCACGCCGTTGATGGTTCCAATCGATATGGTCAACGGATCATTGCTAGCTACTGTTGAGGACTGGATTATCGGGAATGAAGCGAGTCCATTCGAAGGCGGCACCGTCGCGATCGATAAACTCGATACTTTGGATAACGCGCGCGACCGGGCGTGGGACAAGTTCAAGCGTATCCGCGATGCGAAAGAGGCGGAGCCTTTTGAGCACAACGGCCGTGTTTATGACGCCAACAAGATCAGCGTTACCGGTGCCGCGCTCGCTGCCTTTATGGCCGTCTCCGCCCAGGCGCCTTATTCGATTAACTTCACCCTTGCCGATAACAGCGTCGTGGTCCTGGATGGCCCCGAGATGATGGCAGTGGGGATCGCGCTCCTGCAGCACATCGACAATGCTCACCAGCTGGGCCGCCAGGTGCGTGAGCTGATCTATGCCCCGGAAACGGATACGTTCGACAAAATCGCCGCCATCACCTGGCCGGCTTAATGGTGCCTCATGGATAAAGTAAAACTGATCATCGACAACGCAGCACGGCGCGCGGTTATGACCGCCACGCCGGTCGCGCCCGGCATGGCGATCGCCGCGACACTCAACAGCACCATGTCGAACGTGTGCAGGGCAACCGGCACCGCCCTCGATATTACGATGACATGGCCCAGCACGGAGCGGATAGGCGGGGTCCACCTGATCGGCAACCTCACGCCCACGGCGACCATCGAGGTCCTCGGCTACTCCGATGCTGCCGGCACGACGCTCGTGCGCCAGGTCGGCCCTATCCTTGCGTGCCCTGCGCCGGCGCGCAAGCTGCGATTCCCCTGGACCGCAGCCACGGCCGCCGTCGCCTACGCTTATGGCGGGGGTAGTCACGGCTTCGCATGGTTCGACAACACGAATGTACGCCGCTTGATAGTCAAGATCCGGGACACGGCGAGCCTGCAGGGCTACATCGAGATTTCGCGGCAGTTCGTGGGAGAGTCCTTCTCCCCGGACGAGAATGCCGCCTACAACCCGGGGCTGACTCCTGTGCATCTCGGCAGCCAGTATCGGACTCACGCCGGAGATCGCCGCTCGATTAAGGGGACGAAGCACTTCAAGCTGGCTATCGAGCTGGAGCACATGACAGAGTCCGACCGCAACTACATCTGGAACATGATGGTAGCGAACGGCCTCGATGAGCCGATGATCGTCAGCCTCTACCCTGGCGATGCATCACCCTCGCGCGAGAGGGATCACATGATGCTTGGCGCTTTAGTGCAGACGTCTGCAATGCGGCGTCCAAACTTTGCGCAGCATGCCACCTCCCTGGAGTGGGAAAGCATGTAGCAAATGGTGCCGGGGCGTCTCAATTTGCCCTTATTTGAGACGTCGGAATTGCATAGTCTTCTCCCCAGGGAACGTTTCTGTTCCGCATGCTTTTTCCACCACCCTGGCTCCGAGATTCTATGACCACCACCTCCACCGCTGAACCTCGCATCATCGACACCAAAATGCAGCTGACCTGGCTGCTCAGTACCGCCGGGGCGATCATCGTCGCGCTGGGCGCCTTCGCTGTATCCAACGCCAGCAACACCGAAAAGACCCAGGCGAAACTCGACCTGCTGCGCGCTGACCAGGCCACGCTGATTGTGAACATCGCCAAGCTCGAAAAGCGCAGCGACGACCGCGACGGCCGGCAAGACCAGTTCAAGGAAACACTGTTCGGTATGCAGCGCGCCATCGACAGCCTGAACATGCGCACGGAAGCGGTGGAAAGGGTGGTGCGCAAATGATCATGACTCTGCTCTCGATGCTCGGCGGCGGTCTGATGCGCATGCTGCCCGAGCTGATCGGCTTCATGAACAAGAAGACGGACAACGCTCACGAGCTGGCCATGCTGGACCGCCAGTTCCAGCTGGAGTCGACCAGGTCGGCCGCGCGCGTGCATGAGATTGAAGTGCAGGGCGACATCAGCCAGACATTAGCCCTCCTGGACGCGCAGAAGGAAGCGCTACGCGGTCAAATGCAGTTGGCCGGTATCTGGTGGGTCGACGCCTTAAACTTCCTTGTGCGGCCGCTGACAACGTACTACTTCCTGGTGTTCTACGGCATCGTGAAACTGGCCACGATCGTGGTGGCCATGCGCGCGGCCGACCCTTGGGTGTCGATCATCCAGTGTTGGTCGAAGGACGACGCGGCGATCTTGGCCGGCATACTGTCGTTCTGGTTTGTCGGTCGCGTTTTCGACAAGAGCAAATGAGCGCGATCAAACTGGCACTGCCCCTGGTCAAGTTGTCGGAGGGGCTTTGCCTGCGCGCCTACCCTGACCCGGCGTCGCCGTTGTCGATGGCGATGGCCGCGCGGCGCATCCTCCGTCCCTACAAGGCTTTCGCAGCCGAGATACCTGCGGATCTGCGCCACCTGTCCGGCGCGCCCTGGACGATCGGCTACGGCGAAACTTTCGGCATTGTCGAGGGGATGGTCTGGACCAAGGAAAAGGCCGAGCTGGAACTGGTGCGGCGCCTGGCCAGCTTTGCCAAGGGCGTGCTCAAGCGCTGCCCCCAGTTGCACCTGGAGCCGGAAAGCCGGCTGGCCGCTTGCATCTCTCTTGCCTACAACATTGGCCTCGGCGCGTTTGGCGCGTCATCGATCTGCAGGAAAACCGCCAGGCAGGAATACGCTGCCGCAGCGGACTCATTCAGACTTTGGAACAAAGCCAACGGCAAGGTGATGGCTGGCCTGACCACTCGCCGCGCCCTGGAGCGCGACCTGTACCTGCAATAAATTCAAGACAGAGCGACCGCCGTGCCTGCGCTAACAAGCGCGGCGGACCTCAATCCACTGACGAACCAGTGAACCAAGCAAGGCTCTGTACCTCCCGGGAGGCGCGCGGAGTCTAGCACAATAATTAATAAAAAGGTTTACTTATGGCAATGCCTATCATTCCGTGGATCGGCGGCAAGCGCCGCCTGTTTGACCACCTGGTCCCACAATTCCCTTCCCACGACTGTTATGTCGAGGTGTTCGCCGGCGGCGCTGCGCTGTATTTCATGCGGCCGCCAGCAAAGGTCGAGGTCATCAACGACATCAACGGCGAGCTGGTGCGGCTGTATCGAGTCGTCCAGAATCATCTGGAAGAGTTCGTGCGGCATTTCAAGTTCGCGCTGGCCAGCCGCGAGGTGTTCGCCTGGCACCAGGAAACGCCGCCCGACACGCTGACCGACATCCAGCGCGCCGTGCGTTTCTTTTACCTGCAGCAGCACGCGTTCGGCGGCAAGGTGAATAGCCAGACCTGGGGCACCGCGACGACGACGCCACCAATCAACCTGCTCCGCATCGAGGAGAACCTGTCTGCGGCCCACTTGCGGCTCGCTGGCGCCTTCATCGAGCACATGGACTGGTACAAGCTCATGGAGCGCTACGATCGGCCCCATACGCTGTTCTATCTGGACCCGCCGTATCTAGAAACCGAAGGATATGGGGTCGACTTCTCCAAGGATGAGTACGTAAAGATGGCGGAATTGATGGGCCGGCTCAAGGGCAAGGCGATCCTGAGCCTGAACGACCATCCCGAGATCCGGCGCATCTTCGGTGCGTTCCAAATGGACACTGTGCCGATCACGTATACCGTAGGCGGCGGAGGAAAGGCGGTCGACCGTGGTGAGCTGATTATCTATAGCTGGGACCGAGCTGCAGAGCCGGCCGGCCTGTTCTAGCCGTGAATTCCACGGCGTAACTTTTGGCGTAACTAGCCGGGATTAGCGAGCACTCTTCATAGGGGGAACACCTTCATGCATCATGGGGGTGTGCTTGCTTTTAGGTCCGTTTGCAAGTGCTTGATTTAACGCAGTATTCATTCGTAAGCTTTTGATTTGCCTAACATTTCTGTTCAATCGCTGCGACCGTCGAGCGATCACGACACATCACAACACATCACAACACTTCACAGTTTAGCGTAGCTTTTTTTGCTTAAAAAATAAAGCTACGCTAAACTCGCCCCTGTTTTTCTGAACCTTAGAAAAAACCTACGCCGGACTTACGCCGGAAGGGGCAACCATGCAATTCGATGCGCGAGAAGCGAAGCTACTCACGGCAGGCCAACACTTTACCATTTCCGACTGCCCAGGGCTGCGCCTGCAGGCTACGGCCACTCGTCGCAGCTGGATCTATCGCTATAAGAGCCTGGTCGATGGTCGCATGCGTCAGGTCAAGCTTGGCGACTGGCCAGCAATGTCGCCGGCCGTGGCAAACGTTGAATGGGAGAAGGCCCGGCAGCAGCGCGACGCCGGCGTCGACCTGTCAATGGTGAGCAAGGCAGCAAAGGCAGTCGAGCGCAACGCGCGCGAACTGGAGCGCGAAAAGCAGCGCAAGGGAGTGCTGACCGTAGCCAGGCTGTGCGATGAGTATCTGGTCGGCCGCGTCGAGGCTAGCCGGGCCGAGAAGGGCGCCGCCGAGGTGCGCCGCATGTTCGCCACCATGCTCGGCCCGCTCGGCGAGGTCGAGGCCGCGACGCTCACCAGGTCGCAGGCGTTCGACCTTATATCCAGCTTCCTCCACATTCCAGTGCAGGCGATGAAGCTGCGGGCGGAAATGGGTGCGGCCTGGGACTACGGACTCGACGCCGGCCGGCTGCCTGAGTCGGCTGCGAACTGGTGGCGATTGATCCTGCGTGGCCAGATCAAGAGCAAGGGGCGGTACATCCAGGGCAAGCTGGCTGGCACGAAAAAGCGGGTGCTCAGCGAGGCTGAGCTGGCGATGCTGATCCCATGGCTGCCGAACTTCTCGCGCCTGGTCGAAGAGGTCTGCACGCTGTATCTATGGACGTGTTTGCGGGGCGCCGAGATCCTGCAGATGGAAAAGCATGAGCTAACTGATGAGGTCGACGGCTTGTGGTGGACGGTGCCGAAGGAGAAAACAAAAAACCACTGGAGGGAAAATTCGGGGGATTTGCGCGTGCCGTTGATAGGGCGTGCGGAGGTTATTGTGAGGCGGAGGATGCTTGCTGCGGAAGGGTCGTTTCTGTTTCCGTCAAACGGCAAGACGGGCTACGTCCAGCAGAAGACGATCGGCTGCGCGATATGGGTTCATATGCCCTACAGTCAAACGCGGCCGGAGTCGTCGCGCGCTCGCCTGCCCGTCACGCATTGGGCGCCGCATGACTTGCGGCGATCGGGCCGCACGCTGCTGGCCGCCCTCGGGTGCCCCGACGAGGTAGCCGAGGCGGTGATCGGCCACATGCCATCCGGGATTCGGGGCGTCTACAACCGCCACTCGTACGACAAGGAACGCCGACACTGGTTGACCAGGTTGAGTGATCACCTGGAGCAGCTGGTCGCCGGCGCCGGTTAGTTCGTTACGCATTTTTTCTTCCTCCCGCCAGTGTTCTCCGGAGGCAGGTTGTTCGCTATCGGCCGCTGCTCGGCCCATTCTTCGACTTCCCGGTACAGCCAGGCCACGCGCCGGTTCGACAGTTCGCGTGGTGCCGGGAACGAGTTCTCGCGCACGAGCCGCTGGATGCTCGGCTCGCTAAGCGATACTGTTGCCGCCACTGCAGGCAGGTCCAGGTACAGTGGCGGAACAAATGCTTTCATTTGACGACTACTTTCATTGCATGGTCGATGAGTTCGCGGCCAGTGTGGCCGGCCAGCGCGGCCGACAGCAGCGCGGTAAGGCGGCGGTCAGTGCTCGCCGTCATGTCGCCGCCGACAACCGGCAGCACGAAGTCCAGGCGGGCGCTGTCATCGGGCAGCAAAGCATTTTCTTGTTCCATGTTTTCCTCCATTGAGTGCGTTTTGCAAGTGCAGTATTTTCCGAACGTGACGCCTGATCCGGCGCAGGTAGAGCAGTCCGCGGCACTCATGAGTTGGCCTCGCATACGGCCAATTCGCGGCGCTGCAGGGCGTGCGCGGCCACCGCTATCAAGTCGTCCTCGAGCGCCACGTCGCTGGAGTCGAGGCACGGCTCAAATTCGTCCAGCCGGGTCACTGCTCGCCACGCTGCGGAGATGATTCGCGCCTGGTGGGCGGCGTCGTCCAGGGCGTTGTGCTTCGTGCCCATGAACGGCACCATCGCCTTCTCAAATCCGAGGGTGCGTGCCGCCTCCACGATCGTGCGCATGTCCCGAATATTCCAGTACTCCCACGGTGCGGCGCGCAGCATTGCCTTGTTGTAGGCAGTCTCAAGAATTGAGATATCGAAGGTTGCGCCGTTGCCCCAAACGCATGCCGGCGTCGCGCCGACGAACTCGTTAAGCTGCAGGAGAGCCACCGTCAAGGGAAGCTTGACGCGATCCTCATTGAAGATAGCGCGGGCAGCAGGCTCCTGGCGCATCCACCAGCTGAGCGTGGAGCCGTCCACGTGGCCCACGCTGATTGCGCTGTCGATATCGATCTCGGCGTAAAGCGACCGGATGATTTCTCCCGTGTTGCGGTCGAACTCAGTGGCGCCGATCGAGAGGATGGCGGCATCGTTGCGCTTGCTCAGCGTTTCCAGATCAAGGCTGATATCAGTCTTCATACTGGCACCTCGCGATGAGCGGCCAGGAACGCGCCCAGCAGCTCCTCCACGCCCTCGACGCACGTCTCGCTGCCGTTGTGCCACCCTTGAGCGATCAACGCCTGGGCGAACGCTTCTGCTGCGTCCCGTTGCGCTTCCTTGCCGGCAGTGCTCTGCGTGGGCGTGGAAAACTTGTAGTGCATTGGTTGCACACGGAGCGCGGCCATGTACGCGCTGCGGTCGGCGTCGTCCCATCCCTCGTCCCCTGGGCGGTAGCCCGAGAGATATTTCCCGAAGGTGACCGTTGCCTGGCTGTCCGCGTCGTTGGTGGCCAGGTGCGTCTCCAGCGCTTTGCGGATGACGTCGGTGGAGGCGCCTCGCGCGTCGAGCATCATCGCGTACACGGCCACGTCGACCAGGTCACCGATGGCTAGGTTGTGCGTCATGCTCCTGGCCAGGTCCGCGTCGTTGCAGTTCGGCGTGTCCCATCCGTAGCGGCCTGCCTTGCGCGCGATCGCCAGGCGCTTGAGCACCTTGCCAGTAAAGCGGGCGGCAGCTTCGTCGTCGGCGTGTGTGGCGCGGCTCTGCCCCATCACGTCGACCAGCGTTACCCATCCGCCTTTTTCATCGGGGACCATTCCCTTTCCCGTCGATGAGTAGCGGGTCAGTTCGTGCAGGTGGACGATGACGCCGCTCAGCAGCAGCTGCTCCAGCTGGTTGACGCGACGGACGGCGATCGGGTACGGATGCTCGGAGGGGTAGGCCAATGTTGCGAGTGGCATTTGTTCGGTGGGTTGCATGCTTGCTTCCAATCCTTGATGTGCCGCTTCTGCTGCGGCTAGTTTGTCGATGTGTCGAAGTAGGGCGGTTCGGTACTGGCCAAAACTCTGGAAGCTGACAGAGTAGGTGTCGCAGGACACCACTCCGCGCAGCTGGCCGAGCACGCGCTCAACGGGCGTCAGGCGAACTCCGCCTGTGCATTGACGCGAATGCTCGGCGGCTCACTGAACTGGTTGAACCCGTCGAGGCTGACGCCCTGCAGCAGGTACTCGTAGAATGCGGACAGGCCGCCGTTGCGGATCTCGTCCGCCACGGCCGCGTAGAACAGCGGGTCACGCGGCGGTGGAACTTCCAGCACGTAGAAGCGCCGGTTGCTCGCTGACAGTGGCATGAGGTCGTCCGAACTGGAAAGGAACACCAGGTTCAGTTCGTTGGCGACCGTTTGCGCCGGCAGGCCCTTCTGGTTGATCTCCAGGCTAGAGTTGGACACCAACGCTTTCGCCTCGGCGGTGTAGCGCGCCGGCACACGCTCATTCACCACCAGGTAGCGCGCGTTCAGTGCCCAGCCGTTGAATGTGCTGAATGCCTTGGCGGCGGTCAGCCGGTGCCCTCGCAGTCCGTAGATGGCGGCAATGACCTCCTCAAAGAACAGTGACTTGCCGGTTCCCTCTGCGCCGTTGACAACCAGGGCGTGTTGCATCTTCGCGCCTGGATTTTGGAGAGGGTAGGCCAACCACTTCAACAGGTAGCGGTAGGCGAACTGGTCGAAGTCGCACAGGTGCATAAGCAGCGCGTTGATGTTGACGCAGCTGGTCGGGATGGTGCGCGGAGGTGGCGTGATCACACGGCTAACCGTGCGGATACAGATCTTCGCCGAGGCGGCGATGCTCTTCATCATGATGTGAACTGGTTTCAAGTGTGGCTCCTGGTGGGTTTCGATTAGGCTGCAACAGCGGCCGGGGTTGCTTCGGTGGTGGTGGTGACGGGCGTTGCCGGGTCTTCCGAACGAGTCGGCCATGGCCATGCGTCGGCTGGGAGTAAGCGTTTCTTGCCGCCCTTCTTTTTGGCGACCGGCGTGTCGAGATCCGCCAGGCTTAGGCCGTCTTCGGTCGCCTCTTCCGCTGCTGCGGCCGTTCCTGGTTCCTGCAACATCGGCACAGCCTCGTGCGTCGTCTCGATTGCGGCTGGCTCGACAACTCCCGCGCCCTCGGCAGCAGCGCCCGGCAGGACAAAACCGCCCGCAGCGTAGACATAGCCCGCTGCCTTGGCGGCGCGCTCCAGCTTATCGATCAGATCAAACCGCACCTGGTCGGCAAGGACCGCTTTGCACAGTTCGTTAATGCGATGCGGGGCGACCTTGATGAACTTCACCAGGTCGTCGTATTGCATGGTCGACGTGTCGATAACTGCAGGAGAGACTTCCTCGCGAACGACGTCAGGGTCGATGCCTTCGTGACGCGCCATGGCCAGGACCGGCTCAAAGGCATATCCGCAATCTTCGCTACGCATGTCCCAATGGTTCACTGTCAAGGTCTCGCCCACTAACAGGTCGACCAAGAGCAGCTGTATTTCAGGCAGGCCGGCAGTGTCGATATGGGCGCAAATCGCCTCCTCGCCTGTGCTATCGAACGTGTAGACGTCGTTCAGTTCGATGTGAGGCAGCGGCAAGATTTGAACCGCCATTTTCGTTATCTCGCGCAGCGCCTCAAGCGTGAAACCGGTTGTCGCGCCTTTGGTGCGGAGCCGTTTATAGAGAGCGATTCGGAATTCGGTTTCCTTGTCAGCCTTCTCCTCGAGGCAGCGTTGAGCCTCTGCTGCGGCAGCGCGCGCCTTTGCATGGACGTCCGGAGTGTCCGGCGCCTTTCCCATCCTGGTCGCGTGTTGCTCAACCGTTTCGCATGCGCCGGCAGCTTCCAGGGCGGCCTGCAGCGCTGCGCGGTCGTACAGTGCGAAAACGGTGCCGTCGCTATCCTTCACGTACTGGGCAACTGGCGGCATCTCTTTGCCGGTCAGGTGCGTTGCGGCCGTGCCGTTGTTCTTTGTGTCGGGAGCGTTGCGTTGGAAGTACCAGATCGATTGCTCCGCGCGGGCGAGCGGTAAATCTCGGGCGTGCCAGTAGTTCGGCAGCGCTGCGACTTCTTCCTTCGCTTCGATGACGGGGATGCCGGTCTTGTTGGCAGCAACAACGATCCTCGCGAAGTGAGCGCCCTTCTTTTCCGCGAAGCAGTCGGGGTCTGTGCAGACGTCTGCACTGGAAACGTCCTTGAAGATTTCCGGCTGGTTGCCCGTCCTCTTAGGGCATTTGACGCACGACCCGGCGCTGGCTAGCAGCTTCGCGTCACCCAGCGGGAAGATGGCAGTGGCGAGATCGAGCATGTAGCGCTGCTGCAGGTGCTCGACGGCGCGGCGATAGGAGAGTGGCTCGCCGACTGGGTAGCTGTTCTTTGGGTTGATGATCTCGTCCAGCGCTTTCGCCTGCAGTGCCGGCAGCGGAATACGTGCGATCAGCAGCGCCGTCGACGCCGAGATTTTGTCGTCGAGGAATTGCTCGCGAACATCAAGACTGAGGGCGCACAGCTTGAGGCGGCCGTACACGTAGGAACGGCTTTTCTTGATCTCGTCGGCCAGCTGGTCGGCGTTGTATCCGTGCTGCTGCATAAGCAGTTCGTAGCCCTCCGCCTCTTCCAGCGGGTGGGGATTTTCCCGCTGCAGGTTTTCCAAGATCCGCAGCTTGGCCGCCTGCAAGTCTGTGAGGTTGCGGACCATCGCCGGAATAGCTTCAAGCTCCGCGATGGTTGAGGCGCGGAAGCGCCGCTCGCCGGCAACGATCTCGTATTCTTCTGGCTGCTCTGGTGTCGGGGTGACTGGCCGTATCAGAATTGGCTGCGCCACGCCGTCAGCCTTAATGCTGGCAGCCAGCTCCTGCAGGGCGGCCTGGTTGAAGCGCTTACGATTGTCCGGAGAGATGCGGATTTGCTTGAGCAGCACCAGGCGGAATTCGCCATCGTTATGGACTGCTGCGGGGCTAACGGCGGACTCGACGGCGGCAGTGATCAATTTTTTCTTCATGGAAGTTTCCGGT